AGGAAGCCAACCGCATCTTTGGTTTTGATGGCTGGAGTTCTGAAACACTGGAAACATTTTTAGTTTCTGAAGATCCCAAATGTATCACTTACATTGCCAGAGTAAGAATTACTGTTGGTGATATCGTAAGAGAAGGCACAGGTGCTGGTCATGGCCGCATGGGTAGTATCGGTGATAAATATGAATCGGCAGTAAAAGAAGCGGAAAGCGATGCAAGAAAACGTGCGCTGATGCAGTTTGGAGATCAATTTGGCCTGTCTTTATACGATAAGGAGAAGGCATGGTTAAAACCTGATGATAGTAAACCAACTGTCTCAAGTAATAAGCCAATAGATAGATCCGAAAGTGATAAGTTCATCAAAGAATGTGAAGCTTTCATAAATAAACCAGGCAACAAAGACAAGCTCGGTTTGTTAAAGAAAAACATTTCAAAACGATATGAAACTAATGCTATTAGTGAAGATCAAAGAGATGGATTACTGACACTTATTTTAGAGAAGGAGGATTCATGAATGAACTTATAACTTCAGATCAATTAGCTGAAGAGCTTGGTGTAAAACCTCAAACTGTGCGACTTTGGAGAACCAAAACTCGCAAGGGTCATCCCAGTGGCCCAAAATGGACTGTCATCCTTAATAACACTATTCGGTACAACCGAGAAGATATTGAGGATTGGCAGAACAAAACTAACAACCCTAACTAATTAAATTATCATGTTAAGCATTACAGCCGTTGGCAACCTAGCCTCAGATCCAGTACAGAAGGAAACTTCTCAAGGTACTAAAGTTACTAATTTCAGATTACT